GCGTTACCGCCTGCCATGCCAAACTGTGCGCCTTGTCCCATTGTACTCAAGCCAGTGTTGTAACTGTTCATAATGCCCTGATTAGCGCGGCCCATGTTTCCAATCTGATTACCCGCTGAAGTGTTATAGCCGTCCTGTGCATTTAGTGCGTTAGTTGCACCAGCTAAAGAAGCTCCAGAGCCAGCCACGTTATTACTCATGGCACCATAAGAATTACCTACGTTAGTCAACGCGCCGCTTTGGTCAGCAAACTGTTGTGCTTGGTTGGTGAGGCTTCTGTCTACTAAGTTGTTCATAATACCAACTCTAGTATCTGCGGCCCTGTCGTTATAGTCGCGGTTGGCAATGCTTTCGGCAACGCCAGCCCTGCTAGAATTCATGTTGCCGCTACCAGACGCATTCATGTCGATACCCGTCAGGGTATTCTCCATAAGGTTACGTTTGCTGTCCCGTAAAGCAGCGGTAGCTAAAGGATCTACGTTATCGGCGGCATACTGGTTAGCAGTAGCTAATCTATCAGTATCTCTGGCGGCGTTAGACATCCCTTGGAATTGATCAGCAAGGCCAGCGTTCTTCCCGTAAAGTCCTTGGTTCTGATTGTATAGGTCTTGGTTCTGGTCGTATATCCCAGCGCCCCTATTATACAGATCATTGGACTTAGCATATAGATCACCTCCTTTATTATACAGGTCGTTATAGTTGGAACCGAAGTTATCGTTAGAGGCCATCATTTGATTACCGTCAGACATCATTTGATTGCCAAAGGTTCCACTCATGTTAGCAGTATTTCTTTGGAAGTCGTTTGGCTGTGCCATAGTAGGACCAGTGTAAGCTCCTGCGGCTATCTGATTGTCTAGGGCCGCATCTGCACCAGCAAGGTTCTTGTTCACATAGGGTGCATACTGGTTAAAGCCTGCCGCTTGCGCGTCTGTCGCCTTATCAACTGCGGCGGCTTGTTTATTGGAGCCTGCAATACTTGCAACACCGCCTATAACGGCGCTTCCTACTGCTATCCATGCCATGATGGTTTCCTATTCTTTATCTGTGTTCGTAAATGTCATCAGTTTTTCTATTCCAGATAGATCCGGCTCTTCTAAACCCATAGCCTCATAGCTTGGACTTATTACTTCAGCCTCGACCTTTTCTAAATCAGCCTCTTGCGTTTCTTTAGTGAGGTGGACGTTTACAATAGTAATGTCTTCCTCAATGTACGCAGCCCGCTTTACGCCCGCAGGAACCACAAAGCTCATTGGCCCTGTCATGCGCTTAAGATCACCCTCTTCGGTTGTGACCAGCATCGTGCCTTTCATTAAGAAAGCCAGGTGGGGCTTCTTATGTATCTTGCCAACTACGGTCATGCCTGCGGGAATAAATAGCTCTCTGGCGTATGTAGAACACCCGTACACATCATCTGTTGGTGTGAATAAGTGCTTAAGTTCCATCTTGTCGGTATCGTCTGTAGCTTCGCCTTCGCTGATGGCGTGCTTTAAGACATACTCAAGTTCTGATATAGACTGACGCCTCTTAAGGTTGTGCTTCATACCGCCACCCAAGCTGAACCGTTGTAAACTACCAAGCCACTGAAGCCGTTACTTAAAGGGTTCCAAGGGCTAACGGCATATCGAACCATGCCCTTACGCGGGGCTTCTGGTGGGCGGTCAGTAACCTGTAAACTGGAGTCAGAAAGTGACCTCAAGGTTGCCTCAATGAGCCTAAGTTCATCCTGTACATACAGAGGTAAAGCATCGGCGTCTAATCTGGGCAGTGATCGCCTAGCATACTTTTTAACAATTAGGTTAATCTTATCGGATAGAGCCATAGCTACCTCTTTCCTGTTACCACTACATCAATGTCCATTCCTGAGAACTTGAAGTCTTTAAGACTTGAAAAGCTACCGTGAAGTGCAGAAAGCCTATAGGATAAATAACGACCACTTATGCGCGTATCTATCTTGTACTCAGTGCTGACATTAAACTCTACGGTTGTACCGCCTGAGAATATTGCGGCTGATGGAACAATGTCATCTGCATCAAAGGTAAACGAAAACACAGGGTCAGTGTTGGCAGTGGTAAGCTGGGGTACAATCTTATTGATCGTCTTGTAGCCATCTAAAGAAATTCCTAGATCATCAAGGTCTAGCCCACTTCTCTCTAGGTACGGCGGCTTTGATTGGCCAGTATCAAAAGCTGTGCTTATGGAACCAGTGTCTATTAGGTCCACACCAAATAACTTAGAGTTAGCCAATGGCGTGCCTTGCTGGCCAGTGTATGCCTTTGCCAATACTATAGGGTGCTGGGTAAAGGGACTGTCTTGGTCTTTGTAGCTGCCACCCATGCCATCATAGATAGTGTTTGTAGAGTTATACGTGGTTGTAGTGTTTATGTTGGCCTCTGTACCACTCACTACGTTTGGAAGGTCTTGGAATGACCATAGGTCTTCCTTGTAGTTATAAACTGCGGCGCGGTTGCAGTGATCAACTCCTGTGCCTGATATGCCATAGCTGGAAGCTAAGATCGTCTTGACTGTTATAACAAAAGTATAACTCTTCTGTTTTACTGTTGTGCATTACAAAGCACACATCTGATTTACTGTTGTCTAGGCCACTAAAAATGTAGTCCCTGACGCGTCCATCACAAATAGATTGGCGGCTGTTGCCATCAGTTACATAGATGTCATCTCTATCGAAAACATAGTGCTGGTTCTCTACCTCTATAATGCAATCCTGAGACATTACTCCGGCGTCATCGAATATCTTACGGAAGTTAAAGATAAACGTACCCCCAACAAATTCAGCCATCCATACCTGATCCTTAGAGTAGATCATAAAGTTAGTGCCGAGAGTTGCCCCATCTACGATTGGTGTCTGCATCTGCACTAGGTCATTAAAGCCTGCACTATTAGTTAGGTCTGTCTCGTCCCATGTTGCTGGTACGGTATTAGCAAGCACAGGGTCGCTAAAGCGTACTCTGTTAGGAAAGCTGTTGCTGCCCTCAGTCATGTTAAGTGCTAATAGAAAGTCCCCGTAGCTGCGGAGTACACCAGCCTTATGGTTAGACGGCCAGTTTGCTAGGGTAGTAAAATTGGTAGCGCTGGGCGTCCTTGCCACAGGCACAGTGTCGCTGCGGTTTACATACACAACATCCGCTAGGGTGGTTGCAGAAACTACTGCCTCATTGTCAGCCGACAGTGAAGAGTTAAACCTCTGAGTGCCAGAGCCATTAGCAAACTCATAGAGATCAAACGTATTGTCCACGACTAGGATGGTGTCATAAGTGCTAGAGGAAGCCAGCGCATAGCAGAACTTAGGTGTATAGGATATGTTGTCTGAGACTGAGCGAAACACTGGTCCAGCCATCACATTGCCGTCAGAGAACCTTACGTTCTTGGCTCTAGTAAAAGCTGTCATTGGCAGATTAAAGCTGCCTACATCAGTTATAACACCAGAAGAGCCAAGTCCCCGAATTGGTACGTTGGTCATGCGCTATTCCTCTCTAGGCGTAAACGTCAAACTTCAAAAGCCAATTAACGTCATTAGCAATATTAATGGAGTTGCCATTAGTCTTAGACATGATGGTAAACCCAGACGCATTAGTTCCTATACGGTAGGTAATGTTGACCAAATCGAAGCCTATAGTAATGCCACTTTGAGCATTGTACTGTGTGTCACTGCCGCCAATGAATACTCTGTCTTGCTGTGAGTATCCGTTGTTAGCGCTGTCAGCGACAGCATACGCCACAAGAAACTTAGGAAGCCTAGAAACACCACCTACCCTGTGATCAAGGTTCTCTGTAGCGCCTACATTTGGGAAACGCGCGCCGCCATTGGCATTTACTGTTTTCACAAGTTTTGGGATTGCATCTATCTGTGTCTGTAGCGCAGAGAGCACCCCGTCCAAAGTGTCAAACTCAGCGGCCGTGACGCCAGTGGCTCTTAGGTCTTTGGCGTAGTTTAGATCCGCTACCACACCAGTAAATCCATCGAGTGCGTTTAGCTCTGTATGGGTACTAGTGACCGCCCCTGTCACACCTGGAAAGGATGCTTTTAC